ATGCCATGCGCGGCGAGCAGTTCGACAGCTGTAGCGCGGGCACCGGGGCGCGTGGTGTTTCCTTGTTTTTGGGGGACTTCGTTGGTGGTGTAGTTGATGAGCTCCATGGCTTGCGTCTCCTTGTTGGTTGTTTCTGCGTTCATCATGGGGTAAAGATACGCCCGAAACGTAGTATTGCAAGCCAATAAAGGCGATAAATTGGTTTTTTTTTCGCGCGCCCTACTCGGCCGCGTCGATCTCGCGCAGTCGCATGCTGGCAATCACAAGCCCGGCCTCGCGTAGTGCCGGGCCTCGGCTGCCAACTCGCGCAGCAGATCGGCGTCGACTTCAGACCGAGTTACAATCGCGGTCTGACGGATGGCGCTGGGGATGTCCTGGGTCATGCTCTGGTACTCGATCACCGCGCCGTAGCCAACGCGCACAATGTGGGCGCCGTCGGGCAGGGTGATCGACGTGCAGCCGGAGAGCATGGCAGCGGCGAGGATGGCGATGGTGGATTTCATTTCGCAAATTTTTTTTGCGTGCCCTATTCGGCCGCGTCGATCTCGCGCAGTCGCGCGGTCGCGATGATGACATCGGCCGGGATGCCTGGCGCCGGCTCCGGTTCCGGCTCGGGTGCTGGCGCCTCGCTGCGCTCATCGATAGCCGCGACGCTGGCCAGCACGCGACGCGCGAACGCCGCGCCCGCATCGCCGCCCCACAGCGCCCACGCGATGCGCCCCGCGCTCGGGTAGCCATCTTCGCCGGCCTCGAATCCTTCGGCGTCCTTGTCCACTTCGTGGCGGGCGAAATAGCTGGCCATGCGCTGCACGGTGTCAATGCTCAGGTTCCGTCGGTTAGCGATGTCGCGCGCACGCGCAACGCCGACCTCGGTGCCGCCGCGCCCGTACTCGGCACGCCAAGCCAGGCCGCGCTCGGCTTCTTCGACCATCGCGTCGGTCGGCGTCGTGTCGATCTCTTCGCCCTTGTAGGTCGCGCGCTCGGCGTTGCGATCCTCGCACCATTTAGTGTAGCACGCGCGCGCGTGCGTGGTGCTGCTCTCATAGGCTGGGTAGGTCACCGGCCCGACATCGTGCAGGTTGACCGCGCGAATCTCGCGGACTACGCGGTCGCCGTCTTCGCGCCATTCTTGGCCGCCGTCGGGGATAGTGAACGCGAACGAGCTGCCCGAAATGTCGCCGCGCCGGATAGACTCGCGCAGATCGCGGGCGAGCTGCGTGTCTGGCATGTCGACCTCGTAGCGCAGCCCGCGCGCGTCGGCTGTGAGTCTGAGCGTGCCCGCTTTGTTGCGCCCTAGCACGTGGTCGGGGTCGTGATTAAAAAGGGCGCGGACATCGTCCCGCCCGATGGCATCGTCAAACGCGCCGGGCATGATATGCTCGACGATGCCCGCGCCGAGGCTGTACTCTGTGCCGTCATCATCGGCACGGTGATAAACGGCTGCATAGCCGGTGATCGTTTTCCGGTCGTCGTCGTCGGCGTTGCGCAGCTCGCACGCTGCGGTGAATCGTCGCTCAATGCTCATTGCATGTTCTCCAGGTCGTATAGGTAGCTGCCGACGCGTTCGGTTATGTCGCCCGGCTCATCCAGTTGCGCGGCCAGCGCGTCGAAGCGGCCGAAGATCGCCTCAGCCTCGGTGTCGGTGTCGGTGTCGATGCCGAGCGCCTGCAGCATGCCGCATATAGGCGCCATAGCTTCGACGATCACCGCGCGATGATTTGCCGCGAACTCGTCGAGCCATGCCGAAAACTTGGCGCGGTCTTTAGCTGCCCGCCGCGCGTCGCCAGCCACGCGCCGAGTCATCCTAGCGACGACTTGCGCGCGCATTGCTTCCGCGCTGGCGACTAGTTGCGCGCGGTTGTCTTCATCTTCGCTCGGCGCCGTTTCGTCGGGCGCCGGCGACGGTTCTTCGTTTTCGAGCGGCACGTCTAGCGCCTGTTGGAAGTTATTCGACGGCAAAATTAGCTCGGTGCCGATGTCGTCGAAGCCGGCCATGTTGAGCTTGCTGCGCACCTCGTTGATGGTCATCCAGGGCGCGCCGCCGAGCGCCGTGCGGAAGAAGTCGGCCTTGCTTGCCATGTCGGCCGAGATCAGCGCCTCGCGATTGAACTCGATAACGTGGCTATCGGTTGCCTTCTGCCGCTCGGTCAGTAGCTTGTCCCGAGCCTCCTGCTCGATCTGCACGAGCCAATGATCGAGGCACTGGTCGAGGTATGCTTGATTCTCCTGCTCAAGCGAACTGTAAGACGTGCGCGCGGTATGGCCGAGCTTGTGCGGCGGTATGCCGAAGAAGTTGGCCACCTCGATCAGCGAGAACTCGCTGGCCTCAATGAGCATGGAATCTTTCGCGCTGCCGGTGATCGGCCGCGCCTTCATTCCCTCTTCGAGGATGGCGACGCGGTGCGCGTTGTCCAATCCCTTGTGAATCCGGTCCCAATCCTTGCGCAGCCGGTCGGCGATGTCTTTGTTCCTAAAGCTGCCCGGGTGCTCCAGGATCATCGACGGCCGGCCGTTGTTGGCAAAAAATTTGCTGCCATACTTGCGCGCCGCCAGCCCGGCGCCGAGCGTCTCCCTCATCACGTCGAGGGTATTGTGCCCGGTGACGCCATCCCATGACAGGCCGCGAATGTGCAGAATCTCGGAACGCTCAAATTTCATTCGCGCGCCGTTGTCCGTCTCGTATACATACCATAGCTCGCCGCCCATTCGCACCGGGTGCGTGCGCTTGGCGTCGAGTATCATCAGCGACTGAACGCGCCCGGTATCGCTGCGCTCTATCAGCGCGTAGGCGTTGCCGAGTAGCGCCTGATAAGCCAAAGCGCGTTTGAACGCGAACGCGGTCTGATCTGCGTTGGTTTTGTAGCGGAGCAGATTGTAGGCTTGGTGACCGGTGGCGCGCACTTTGCCGTCACCGGATCGCGCATATACGTTCAGCGGGAGCTTGGCGATGTCGCCGCTTATCAGGTCGAGCGCGCGAAAGAATGGCGGCAGTCTTAGTGCTGACGCGTGCGTCACCTTGTCGCCGGTCGATGCGGTCAGGGTTTCGTCGTCCCAATCTGCCAGCGAAACGCTCGGATTCTCGAGGCTCGCGCGTGTGAAGAGTTTACTGATCACCATTTCGGCTATTCATGCCCTCAAGAGTTAAATCCACCCAAATCATTGCCCCGGCGACTATTGCCGCGACGGCCCCGCCGTAAATATGCGCAACGCCGCCAAATATTGCAAGAAATGCAAGTATAGCTGTAATTTTCTGCATCATATCGAGATCATTCCTCGCTCTTCGTAAACACTTCGCACGTCTGGCTGATTGATTGCGACCGCCTGCGCGGTCACTAGTGCAGCAATGCCGTCGATCTTGCCGGCCGAATACTTTTTGCTTGGCTGAATGTTTCCGCCAAAATCGGTGCGCACGCAACAATTGCCAGCCATCCAATTCAGCACCGGGTTGTGGCCGTGCTGTAACTTTCGGCGCCGCACTTGTGCTTCTATTTTTTTGGATGCTTCCGAGACATTGCGCATCGTAAATCCGACGTTTACCGTCGGCACGCCGTGGTCATTGTAGAGCGCGGTCGCGATCTCGTTGGCGTTGTACGGATCGTAACCGAGTGCTGACAGTTGCCATTCATCGTGCGCCCGCACTATGTCCTCCCGTACTTGCAGGTAGTCGGTCACACTCCCTTCGGTGATCGTCAGCGCGCCCGACTCTATCCAGGGCTGATAGTGGCGCCGGCTCGGTAGGCTGGCTGTCTCCTCCGGCAAATAAAACTTGCAATCGACGGCGCCGGTGTCCGGCCAATACATAACGAAAGCGGTAATGTCATCAGTCTGCGCCAGGTCGAGCCCGCCGAATATCGGCCCGGCAAACTCGCGAGTTTTCGGGCATTCTTTCCAATCTTCCATCCGCAGCCAATTATCAGCGGCGCCGGTCTGAATGTTCAAGTGAAAGCGCTTCAGATTCGGAATCAGCGACGGCGTTACCTCGCACTTTGCAATTTCTTTTTTGACGTATTCCGGCTGCAAGCTGACGCCATAGTTTGGGTTCGCCTTTTGCCATGTTTTGAGCGATCGCCAATTTGCCTTTGGCGGCGCGGCGAATATTGCCGGGAGAAAGGTCGGGTCTTCGATAGTGCCGGCGATTACTGCTTTTGCATAGGCCAGCTTCTCGTTGCAGATAGAATTCTCGCGCAAGGTGTCAGCAGTTGTGAGACTGATAAAGAGCGGCTGGCGCCGCGCCGCCGTCGATGTCGCAATCACGTCGAATAGCTCACGGTTCGGCTGAGTGTGCAATTCGTCGAAAAGCGCCAAGTTTACGTTGCCGCCGTGCTTGCTGCCGGCATCGGCGCTCAACAC